CTGTTGGTGCTACTAAATGAAGTATTGGCATAATGTCCTTGACTTTAACAAAAGCCAGGTATTCGCCCACATCTTCACCTTGTCCGTTGCATCGCATAATAACCATTGGCATCTTGCCATTTGCGTTTGCAGCAGCTTGTTTGATCCAGGCTAATGGCTGAAAGTCTGCTCTGGCTTTGACTTCGATGCTGATAGTTGGGATGTTAAGAATGTCTTCACCTTGCCTGCCAGCCCCGGCTGTGTCAGCATACTGCCACCATTGTTTAAGGTAATCGGCTATAACCTTTTGAGTCCGATAACCTCGATGTTTGCGATGATTAGCCATTTACTGCTTTACATCGTTTACACGTCCAAGTTGCATTAGCACCATCATCTACCTTTTCAGGTATAGCAATCTCAGCGATTACAACTGCTTCATTACATAATTGGCAACGGATCTCAGCTGCCATTAAGTTGATCCATTGACCATTGACCTTTACTTCAACAAATCCCATCACACACTCCTCAACTTTTGACGTTCCCATTTACCGGATGATGCCATGGTGTACCAAACTGTTCCGCATTTGGCTTCACCAGTTCTAGGCGCATAAGTGCAGAAGAATCCGCCCCAGGCGCGCCCGTTCTTTTCGCCCTCTTTCCAAACCATGTCGCCATGAACGCAACCCTCGGTATTTGTGCCACCAAGAACATCCTGAATATTGGCTATTGCCTCAGCTGCACTTATTGCTGGAGGTTGAGTGACATCCCCATAAATTGGTTCAGTCGTCCAAGGATCAGCAGCTAGTGCTTCCTCTTTTGTCTTAAAACTTGGAACTTCTTTTGCCTTGGCGATGTCCTTAGCGCTAAGTCTTTCGACCTTGCTCATTTCTTCTCTTGAAGGTCTTTTGCCTTTAGCTGCATAACCTCCGTTTGCAAGCGCACGACCGATTGCCGAAGTCTCACAGTTCTCCAAAGCTGAAGTCGAATTAACACCCCGATCAGTAACCTTCTCCTCAGCGTATCCTGTCGAAAACGCCACGCTATCTGCGAAAGTTCGATATAAATATGCTTTAACAATAAATCTATCATTCTGAAAACTCTCCAATTCTGTCGATATTCTGAAATCGGGGAAGTCCTTTATGAACTTCTCTAAACGGGTTTCAACCGTCTCGTAATCTGCCAGGTTAAACATTTGGTAACTCCTCTTGTTTCATTAAGTAATCGGTTTGTTCCGGTAATGACCAGACGCTACCATCCGCCCACGTCTGAACCTCGATGGCGCAACTGTTGCAGTAATGTCGGCGTGTTCCTTGGCTTTTAGGATGATTACTTATAACCGTATAACTTGCAGCCTTTTGCCCAAGTATTGAATGAGTGCCAAATCGCACTTTGCAGTAATCGCACCAGATCCCTGGCGCTGCTTTAATAACTGTCAAGGTCAGTCCAGTCAGTTGATGCAATTTGTCCAGCGAGCGCAATGTATGCTGCGCCGTCTTTGTAACTGTCTGCTTTGAGGTGCGATTCTTGTATGCGTGAGATTTTGACAAGTGCCATACAGATTGCGACTTCGTGAGGCTCGATGTTGCGTTCAAGATAGGCTGACCAGAGTTTGGCAATTCGAAGGTGATTGAGAGCTGCCAAGCCGTAATCTTTACCTCTGTCTTGGATAAGGTCTTTGGCTTCGTCAAGGATGTCATCAGCGCGCATTTTCACTCACACGCTGGAAGTTCTTGCCAACCATTACGCCCTCGCGTTTGCCTTCTTGAAAGCCTTTGCCCCAACCTACGATAAACCATAGGATATTGGCTAACATTAATAAAACAATAATTGGTACTTGTAGATCCATTTGATTGCTCCCGTTCTTGTAACCAGGATTGGTTACAGAATTAGAGTCTCACATCTGGCAGACAATTACACGTTAATTTAGATAACGAAACGATAACAATTCGCCCTCATCGACCGCATCATCGAGTGAGCGCCTGATGTCTATGGTCAAGTCGTCCATTAGCCCCAGCGCTTGCCCTGATAGATAAATGATCCGTCTTTAGGATCTATTGGGATAAGTTCAGGCGTGAATCGCTTGCCGTGTAATGTGCCTACGACAAAGCCCATCTGCCAATTCGCATAACCCTTTGTGTAACCCATACCAGGGCTTGATAGATCGACTAGGTTGCCAACCTCAACGCCCCACACAATGCGCCCGTAGCGCCCTCCAGAGGCTTCTGAGTGGGCTGATAACCCTAGTCTGTGAGTGTGACCTGACACTACTGATTTGCCCATACGCATAGCCCCGTTTAGGGCTGTTTGACCAGGCTTGTTTGATAGTGGGAAAGCATCTCCGTGGCAAGTGTGCCAACCTGGAGCGAAGTCAAAGCCTTGCGGATGGTACTTAATGCCAGCCTTGTCGTACCCCATAAACTTGTCATAGCGCAACTCTGGGAGATTCATAAATGCCGGCAGTCTGCGACTAAGGGACTTGTAAACTCTTGCTCCATGATTAGATCCAACGACATCTGTAACGCCAAGATATTCGAGAATCTCTAAAGTGAGTTTACGATCCTCATCAATGTTGCCTTCAACCTCTTGCCATGGTTGAGCAAATCCACCGAGTTGCGGTAGATCGATCTCATCACCAATGCAGATGGTTTGGTGAGGCTTGTAAGCTCTGAGAAACTTGCCTAGATTCTTGACTGCTGCTTCATGAAAGAATGGTGCCTGAATATCTGAGATCCAAGCAATCCGTTTTACTGTCATTAGTCCTCGTCGTCGTCCTCGTAATCCCCAAACTTTTCAGGGTCGATTGGATCAGGCAAAATCCATCCAGGATATGCCGATGGCTCAACGATGATTGCTAAAGCAATTTCGTCATGAAACCCAGCGCGCTTTAAGGAAGTCCAAAACTCTTGTAACCCAATGCAATAAGCATCGAGTTTTGAGTAGCCTTGATCCTCTAGCTGCTTAGTTACTTTTCTAGCCATGTGGATAAGTGTCCCTTACTTCTTAAGAAGTTCCATCATCTGCTCTTGGCGTGTCTCTATTCTTGCCAATCGGTCAGCGAGAGATGATCCACCATTCGGCGTAAGAGTCCACAACCAACCGCGAACCAAATAACGCAAACCGCCAACAAAAATAGCAAGCGTCGAGACAATGGCGAGAGTAAATCCCGCCCAATCACTAGCGGTCACCGCAAGCCGAAGGATTCATCTTTAGGATTTAACCAACGAAGAACCGGTGGAATTGTTGCCAACGCACCAGCGTAGGCGATGTTCTTTGGGTCAGTCTCTCCGGCTGCTACAAGTGCAAGCGCAGCAGTGAGGAAGGCTCGTCCCCAACTTGCTAACATCTTTTTCAGGTCTTGGCTCATCTGTTCCTCCTAGTAGTGGGATGTTAAAAAACTTCGAATCCGTGTCGCCAGCCTTTGTAAAGCTGATGTGGATGTGCTTGATGTGCGGATTGACTCCCGTGTACTTTCGCCATTTCCAGAGGCTTCTAGCACTTGCAATCTTTCGATTAAAGATGACATAAGCAATGCGTTTATCTGACTTGGCTGCAATTCGTATCTGATCGGCAATGTAAGCAGCTGTGGAGGATGACTTGTCGAAATCAGCATCGAGATCGATAGCGCGGACAAACCCTGAATCAGGGTCAGGGTTATGATCGCTTTTCCTTGTTGCGTGTCTTGCGTCTCCGATTGTGCCATCCGAGTCACGCTTGCGATCTGGATAAGAATCGTCTGCCTGCTCTCGTAGTTGGATTAACGCCTTGCTTAGTTTAGCCATTTGGTTGAGTTACGCCATTATCAATATCGGCGAGCATCTGCGCCCATTCAAGCGCGCCTTCTTTGTCTGGATAAGGAGTAATTTCCCGAAACTTATCCTCACCATTCATGAAGTAAAGTGTCTGAGTTTCATCATCATAGCCAAAAGTAATCATTAAACACCCACTCCAGTTCCACGCATTAAAGTTCCAGCGTTGCCTACTCCGTAATAAAAACCGCCTTGATAGGCAATTGCTTGAGCACCATTAAAAGTTTTATTCTGAAAACCCGATGGCACTAAAGTAAATCTAAAATCGGCACCTCCGACATAGAGGCCTTGCGCACTCAAAATATAGTATTTATTATCAAAAAAACTTATTGAGGCACCTTGATCAAAATCACTAGCCGTTTCGGTATCTCGAACAATTATGGCTTTTTCTGTAACGACTCCAGCGGTTGTGACTGTGTAAATCCTTAAACGGCTTTCATCTCCATCAGTTCCAACAACAACAAAATCAGTTCCGTTCCACACTACACCCCAAGCCGTTCCTGCGCCTGCTACTGTGCTTTCAGTCCAAGTCGTTCCGTTTGTAGAACTTGTTAAAGTTCGGTCAGATCCATCTCCTGCAACTGCTAAATAATTACCCACTCCATCATAGGCTACATCGTAATAGGCTTCGCTGGATGTGAGACGACCAGTCCAAGTTGTGCCGTTTGTTGAAGTTGCAATTTTTGTTCCTGATGCTGTGCTTCCTCCGACCACAATAAATTGTGTGCCATCGTATATTACTTTTCTGCATTCATTGCCACTTATTTGCGAAGTACGACTAGTCCAAGTAGATGTTGGATCAGTAGCACTCCTTAGTGATGCATTTCCTGCGGCGACATAAATTGTTCCATTTGTTGCAAAAGTAAGTATATTTGTTGTTGCACCGAAAGTTCTGGCAGTCCAAGTGATTCCATCACTTGAACTTACTAGTGTTCCATCTTGTCCGCCTGCAAGGTAAAATGACCCAACATAAGCAATAGAAGCTGGAGTCTTATCCAATGCAAATGCAGAAGTTTGAATAACTGACCAAGTTGGCGTGCTTGTTGGCGCAACCCACTTAAGACCTGTGGTTTCAACCGAGTCTGCAACTAATTGAAATCCATCGGTGCCGACCGCTAATCTGCCAACTGTGTCATTAGCGGTTCCCACTAATAAATCACCTTTAGCATCAACTGTAGATTTACCAACTGCAGCACCTGCGTTAGTAAATACAGTTGAATCGATGGCAGTACCAAGCGAACGAATCGCTGCTGCACCATCTTTAACAAGTGCCGTATCGTCTGGAGTGCTCCAAGAATAATTCGTTGTTGTTGCCATTTTGCTCCTTATATCAGGCTACTATTGTAGCGTTTAACCAGTCGAGAGTTGTGCTAATCGTGTTCCATGCTTCTGTTGCAGGCACGTCCACCCACTTCATAGCCTGAAGGCTGTAAGCAACAGGTGAAAGTACCAGAGTTAAATCTAAGCGGTTATAGCCAGCGCTAAACGTCCAGCCTTCTACAAAGCCCTGAAAGCGTCCATCCACCATATTGGCAGGTAAATCTGTGATGTCTAGCGCCTCACCCATAAATACGTTGAGCAAGTTATCGCGGTCTGAGTCATCGATCTCAGGGTTAGTCAAAGGGAAAGTAATGGATCTAAATTGATCTTGTGGGTAAGCGCGCAATGAAAGATAGAAGGCTGCTTGATCCTCAGCATCTGATTGGGCTTCGATGCTTGTCTGAATGATCTGAGCCTGCTCGCCATAAAGAGCAATAGAAGCTGCATCTGAGGCAGTTTCTTGGGCATTAGCCTTGTATTCAATCGTGACCTTATTGCGTAGATCTCCAATGCGCTTTGAGGTACGAATACCAGAAGCCAGAGCATGATTGCCAGTTACTTCCACATAACCATTAGCAGCTAGATACTGACTGCGGTGTGTACTGTCTGCATACCCGATTCGCCCAGATGCGTCCTCATAAAGGTATCCGAGTCCAGATGTAGCCAAGGATGAAACAAGTGAATAAACATCTATCGTTTCAGCGCTTCTGGCAGTTAATTCATAATCACCTGGTTGATCGATTTCACCCAATCCGGTGTTCTGAGCGTTTTCCCATGTAGTCGTTGGATCGTAAGCAGCCCAAGTTAAGGCAGGAGGTACGGATGTCCATTGACCAAATAACAATGCTGAAAGGATCGTGTAAATCTGATTGCCATCAAAGTCTTTGCTTAAAACGCCCTCTGTGAGGATCTTAGGCAGTTTAGACAAAGCACCTAGGGCAGTTATTTTAATAGTCTCTTGAATGCCGTTAGAACCGGCGCTGCGCACCTCTACGTCTAAGTCTGTGACATCTCCACCAAAGAGATTGACGTATGCTCCAGTTGAGTCCTTGACCTTGATGATTACCGCATCATTGACATCGATGTTAATGGCAGACTGATTGTTATTGATTAACTCGATATTGCAGTAACCAGCATAAGGCTGTGAGTAAATGTCTGTGCGACCTGATGTAATGGTCAGGTTGGCAAGGGTTACGTTAGTGACATCTCCAGCGCCATTAATGGAGACTGCCCAATCGGGAGTCCATTGGGTCATGCGAGCTGTAAGGCAGATGCTCCGCCTGAGCCTCTAGCAGATGATTCGTTAAGAATAGTTACAATCTGACGTGCAACCGCTTCCTTGTCCAAGGCTCCTGTTACGTTGATGTTGTAAACCGGTGCCATCGATGCGTTCTCAGCCATGCGGAATCGTGCAACATCAAAAGATCCACTTACGCTACTAGATGCAGCAGCAGCTGAACTAACTGCCGTCGTTATTCCCGATGGTGTTTTTGCGATGGATGGAACTGTGATAGATGGTGCGGTCGCTTTACTAGGGGTTCCGGTTACAAAAGGTTGTCCGTTTGGCATTGTGCCTGAAAATCCACCTGCTGATCCACTAGATGACATTTCTGGCAATTCAACATTATTGCGATTTGCTAGTGCGTTGGCTCCTGCTAATACGCTGGCTGCTAATGCAACTGCACCAACACCAAGCAAAGGATTTAGAGCAAAGGCTGTAGCAACACCAGCAATAATTGCCGATGCCTTTAAAGCATTGTAAGCAGTAATTAAAGTACGGATAAGGGCAATAGTTGCGGTAACTGCAGCTGAAATTTTAGATACTACAAAGACGGTACCAATAACTGCGCCAACAGCAATTAACTCATCTTTGAAACTGATGACGGTTTTTAAGACTTTTCTTATTTGCTCACCAAACTTATAAGCCCCGTCTGTACCGTCAGCAGCTGCTTCAGTTAATGAGCCTTCTCCAGTTAAGCCATTAATCAATGACTCTAGATTGGGAACGAAAGTCTCTAAGAGATAATCAGATAATTGTTCAACAATAGGCAAAAGAGCGGCACCAATAGATTCCTTGGCTTCGTCAGTTGCGATCCTGATTCGTTCAAACTTCTTGGCAGCAGTCTCTGCTTCATTCTCAGCAAAGGATCCAAAGGTGGCAGCAAGGTTTGCTGTAATGCCATCAAAGTCTTTTGCTTTAATAGCACTATCATCGATGCCCAAACCAAGTCTGTTGAGAGAAGTATAATTACCATCATAAGCCTTAGCCAAAGCATTTGTAACAGCTTCTAGTGGCTTACCCGTCGCTGAACTAAGATCCATGGCAAGGTTGAGCAAACGCTGGGCTTCTTCGGTGTCCTTGGTGCTTCGAACCAAACGAGAGAAGGCTGGACGTAAAGCGTCATCAGTAATACCAATAGCAACTGAGGTCTTAGTGATCCAATCGCCTACTGCTCTAACCTGGGCATCTGTGGCAGAAGTTGTTGCCTTGATTGTGGCATCTAACTTCTCTTGTGCTGCTGCATCTTCGGCTGCTGCTTTAGCAAAGTCTAAACCGTATTTAATAGCAGCTGCGCCAGCAATGGCGAATCCTGCTGCTGCTGCTTTACCAAACTTGGAAATCTTTTCGGATGAAGTTTCCACATCCGTATTGGCTGCTTTTAACTTTTTATTGAGATCATCAACGTCAGCAAGGATCGAAAGTTTAAGGGTTCTATTGCCTGCCATTAATCCCACTCCTTCAAAATATTGCTAAATGCTTCTTCCCACTTACGAACTAGATCCGGTTGAATCTTTCGCAATGTCGGATAAATAAAGTAACCTGAATTACCTCTACCCCTGTTCGGGGTACGATTTGGAAACTGCTTAAATCTATTAGAACCGAACTCCATGCCATAAAGTAAATCTAAAGTTGAACCGCCACCGCTAAATCTTTGTCGAGCAAAGCCATAACTAAACTCACCAAGTTTTGATGTTTTGCTTACTTTAACTCCGTCAGCAATACGGCGAGCAGCAGTACCTGAAACCGTGCGAGACGCTGCTGAGATCTTAATCTGTCCAGCAGCATACTCAGCAAGATTAGAACTTTCTTTTTTAGCAGCTTCGATGGCTTCATCGTCCATAGCCTTGAAAGCCCTGGTAATACCGCGTAGATCTTGTTTATTGTAAGCGATTGAGACTTCATCAGACATCCGATCGCTCCTTAATAATCTCTATCGCGGTTAATACATCCTCTGCCGTATCCCAGTATTGCATTGGGATCCCTGTCTCTATTGCTAGAGATACAAGGATACGCCCTATGCTTCCGGCTGGGTGGCTTTTGGGTTATCATCTCCGACCGTTACATCAGCAACGGTTTCAGACCAGATATCGTAAGACTTAACAGGCTTTCCAGCGTTTTCTCGCTTGTAAGCATGATAAGCCAGAAACAACAAATCCCAAATCCCAATCTTGTCATTAGCCTGAGAAATGGTGTTCTTAGTTTCACGTTCCCACTTAGCCCACTCCGGTGGCTGTGCCACATAAGTAGCAGAGTCGCCTGAGTTATATGTAATTGTTATTGGTAGTTTCATCTTTGCTCCCGTTGTTAGATTTTAAGCGAAGTTTTCGGTTGGTGTTCCGATGACTGTCATTGTCCATGTATCAGTCTGTGCGCCTGGCGCAGATCCACCGACACCTGGAAATACTGGCAAAGCGGTTCCTGAAAAGACTGCACCTGTTGCAGCAGTAACTGAATAGGTAACTGGTGTGTTTGGCGCTGTTTCGCAGGCTGTCCACATTGTTTCGAATAGTGATGACGCAACGCCCCAGTCAGCTAGAAGTTCTACTGTGAGTGTCCATTGATCGTCTGTGTGCTTGTAAGCCTTGCCATCGAGTGTCTGATACACATCGATTGTTGGGCTATTAACGAGTGTGACGCTAGTTGCTTGTCCATCGTAATTTTGCAGTCCGATGGTAAAGATAATGTCGCGACCCGTAATGACTGTTGTTGGCATTATTGGTTCTCCTTATGCTGTTTGGGTGTACCAAGTGGACACCCTGATATCTGCGACCAGCAAGGTGCTAGCGCCTACTGTTGTTACTGTTGGTCGATCAACCACCTGGAGTTCATATCCAGCCGGTATAACCGCCACAACGCTCGTTATTAGTTGCTCGATGTTATCAAGCGATGCCGGGTTGCTGTTGTAAGCAACGCAGCAGGTTATTGTGTAATTTAGTTTGCATCGAAAGGTGCTCTTGCCGATTGTGTCAAACTCCATGTATGGAGAATCCGGAACGACGACAACAGCAGGAGCCGGGATTTGCTCTGGAACGTAACTGAATACGTTTGCAGCAACTCCAGATAATGCTGTGGCAAGAGGAGTACGAACGCCTGAAAGAATTGTGCTTGGCATTATTGTGCCATCGTTTCAACATCGATATATGGCCCGAGTAAACCAACGCAGCGATTAAACAAGCTGCGCCCCATTCTGTATGGTGACGGCGCAAAATCTACTCCTTCAATCTGTCCGCCTGGAGCAGTACGAGATTGGAAAACTTCAACTGAAACTACCATGATCGCTGATTCAACAGCTGCGACCCCAACATAAGTTGAAGCGCCTGTAAGTGTTGCGGATCCGCTAGGGATGACATTCTTTTCAAGGACATCGGCGTTACTGATGTTTGCTGTAAATGTGTATGCATCGACATCAGCATTGACTGTTCGAGTGCCGTTAAATGGTGTTCCGCATCCAGCGATGACAACTGATTGTCCTTCTGTGAACTCATGGATGCCTACTGTCTCAAAGGTTGCGACATTGTCAGTCAGCGAAACCTTTTGAATTGGTGCAGAAAATGTTGTGAGCAAAGGCAAGATAACAGCCTCGCTAGTATCAATTATTTCATTTAGATATGCGTCATTGTAAAGAGCGGACGAAACACCAAGCACGGATCTCAACTCTGTTGCTGTGATAATACTTGGCATTTCATCCTCTCTAAACTGCTGCCGGGGAGATCGGGAGCAACCCCCCCGGCATGATTAAGTGTTTACGCTACGTTCAACTTACGGAACGCTGCTGGGTAGCGGTTTACTACGCAGACATATCCGTATAGACCGATTTCAACTTGACCATTAGCAACTACGTTCGCGCGTAGTTCGATGCGGTTGCTCTCGTGGAAACGCATTGCGTTTGATGGGTAAACAAGTGCATGCTTTGCGCCTGCATTGTCACCTGTGTAGTTAGCATCAACAACAAGTCCAAGACCTGCGATTGTGCCTGATGTTGATCCTTGTGTTACAAGACCGTTAGCGTTTGATGGTGCTGCTGCTGCGTATAGTGGACGACCTGAGCCATCAACTGCAGCTAGTAAACCAGCGAAATCGATACCATCTTCGCCACCTGTGTTCGCAACAAGTAGGCGGTTTGGTGTTGAGCGCATTACGCCGTATGCTTCAGCAATACCTTTAGCGATTGAACCGTAAATTGTCGCTGCTGATGATCCTGCTGCTGCTTCTGCTGCAATCTGTGCTGCGTATGCATCTGTCTTGATTGCATAAGATTCTGCCAACTCACGTAGGTAGAGATCTAGGAATCCTGGGTCTGAACGATCAAGCAACTCAACATCGATGATGCCAGCGCCTGCAAACTTAACAACTGTGTCCTCCTGGAAGGTTACTGTTGTGTCTGTTGATGAGAACTCTGCTGCTTCAGCAGTCAAAGCGACTGTCGCCTTCGTTCCCAATTTTGGCGTAAACACCTTCATGCCTGAGGCTGGGAGTGCTGCTGTTTCGATTGAATCAATAAATGGACGTGAAGCATCGATGATGCCGATTACATCCTTTAGGTAGTTAGGTGGAACCATACCTGTGTTTTCTGCAACTGTTGCTACCTGTAGAGCTGCAACTAGATCGCGAGCATCTGCGTCACCGCGTGTTGCTTGGATCTGTGCCATTGCGTACTGACCTGCTGTTACGTCAAGATTGACGCGTGGATTTGTGTAAAATACTGGACGTGTTGTCGCAGCAGTTACTTCTGACTTTGCAGCTTCAACCGTCTCGGTTGATACTGCCTCTGAAACGGTTTCTGACACTAGGTC